ATCAAACCCTAGCACGGTTACGTTCCTTGAATTACCATCTTGGAACACAACATCTTTTGTTATTGAATATCTACCGGTGCAGTTTTCGTAAATCCATTTTCTCATGGTTTCAACGTCACTTTCGTGTGCTCTAACCACAGTGTTTACAAAATGAGGTGGTAAGAAGTCTAGTTCTCTCTTAAAAAAATTATTTGGATTTATCCGCATTTCTTTTCTCCATCCATTCAAATGCTGATTGCCATCTTTGTTGTGTAGTTGTCTTTGGTCCTTCGTATAGCACATCTTTGTTAGTGTTGCTTGGTCCAAGCACTTCAACGCCTTTCCAGAACATAGCAATCACTACAAACATCATTATTGCTACAATATACTTGCTCATGATCCGTACCACACATCATCATATAACGGTGGGTCATTTGGGTCAGGCTTCTTCACGTGAGGGACGTTGTGAAATTGTTTGAATGTATAATACATCGCAAAAATAATTCCCAAATGTCCTAAAACTAATCCTGCCCAACCCCAAAGCATAGTTGAAATAGAAAAGAAATAAACAGTAAACACCGTGCTCCAAACAAAACTTAATACTACAAGTATTTGTAATCTAACAGTTTTTGGCAATGCCCTTAAATCATTGTGATTGTCATCAAATAAAACTGTTGCCGTATCTATCATCCAATTCTTAAAGCATTTAACTTTAATCATTGACCCTGAATACCATTGTTCTCTGTTCTCGAGTTTCGCCATCATAATCCCCATTGAAAAAGTAACAAACTTAAAATAACAATTAATACGCCTATGGTGATCGGATGCCTTAACCAATCGCCTATTAGATCCATCATCATATCAAAAAACATTTTAATCATCGTATTGTACCGTCATTCCAAAAGGTGCTTCTATGTTTCTTTCATATGGATTATTAATTAAGAATATTGTATCACAATAATCGGGATCACCCCAACTGTCAAATGGCCACCCATCTGTGAACATAACAAATTTTTTAGGAACTATATCGTTATCTTTCATATATCTCCAATTGCATTCGAACTCTGTACCACCACCTGATCCTAATTTGTAATCTAACAATTCTTCTGCATTATCAGGCGTGAACACTTTTGGATTAAAAACTTCTGTGTCAAATGTCCATAAATGTATTCTGTAATCTTTGTATTGATCCATTATATTTTTAACTTCTGTTAAGAATTCTTTACATTGTTCATTGCTTATACTACCACTGGCATCGAGAGCCAAGCAAATATCAATCATCTCATCATTGTTCTGTCCTGGCAATATGGCAGATGTGTGCCATGATTTTCTGCTGGGTCTCATCCAAGTGTAGTCTGATTTGATTGTACTCATTATCTGTTGTTGCAGTATTTCTCTCCAGTCCATCTTTGGTTCTGTGAGGTCTTTAACTAGTCTCTGTAATGCACCTGGTAGATTACTAGCACCTGTGCTCTGTGCCGCACTCACCATCGCTTCTTTAACTTCATCTCTTATCTTTTTTAATTCTTCTTTTGTGTAAACAGGCTTGCCTTTTCCGCCCTTCTTCTCTCCACCTTTGCCTTGACCATTACCATCGCCTTTACCCCAGTCGACATGTTCGTCCATTAGTTCGCCCATCTTCTCCAACATTTTCTTTCCGTTCTTCTTGGCCTGTTTGTATATGTCGTCGTATATTCTTTCTGCTGGCCAATCCTTGTACTTGTCATCCTGGAATCCTTTGTTCTCACCTTTCTTGCCTTTGGGCATCTCCCCAATATTGCCATCAACTAATATCTGGTTAACGGCATAGTCTGCCGCGATGTTCCAAAGCATTGGATCTCTGTCACCAATCCTTACAAGCATATGTTCGAATACATTGTGCAATACCTCGTGTCCAAATAGGAACTCTGCTTCTTTGGGTGTAAGTGAATCTATAAACTTTGTATTGTAATAGAAATATCTGCCATCTGTGCCGGCAGTTGGACACCAATCGTCTGCGTTTACAAGTTTCAATCTAGTTGCAAGGTTGCCAAAGAAAGGATGTTTCAATAGCAAGGCAATCCTTGCTGTCACTAGTTTATCTATGATTCTTTGGTCTGACACTATTTAGACTCCATAGCAGTTATGACATACTTGCCAAACTTCTTATGGAACCTATCAAATGATTTTAACTTGCTAGGATCAAACGGAAGTTTGTAGTTTGTCAGTGCAATCTTGGCACCCATTACAACCAACTCTGTTTCAAAGTTGTCCATCATGTAATGGAAAAACCTATCTGCCTGTTCGTTCCAATTTTTGTCTTTCTTCTCGTGTGCCTGTTGTAGTTCATAACACAAAGAAACTGTCAAAGAATACATCGCTGATATTTCTTTACTCTTAAGGTCCTTGACCTTACCGCTCAATATGTCGGACGGATTTGGAAGTTGACCGCTAACCTTACGATGATTCATAAACTTAACGGCCAATCCCTCTCCTACGCAACCTGCAACGAGGTCAGTGAGCGTACTTTCTGGCAGGTCGTCCGATAGAAGTTGAGATACGAAACTCCATGATCTAGGAGTCGCAAATGATCTACTTGATCCTTTTGGATCAAAATCATATAAATCTTGTTTGGCGAATGTGCAATATCCTACTACATCTGCGTGGATGTGTTTGTCAGTTGCCCATTGTAGCCAATCGTCGAAGTCCACTCTCAATTCAATGTGGACAAATCTGTTTGCCAACGGAGCCGGCATCCTGTAAGTGACACCTTTGTCACTGTCTCTGTTACCTGCCGCCACGATTGACACGCCTTCTGGTAGGTGATACTGTCCTACTCTTCTGTTTAAGATAAGTTGATAAGCCGCCGCCTGTACAGCCGGAGCCGCCGAGTTCAACTCATCCAAGAAAACAATGGCGTTTGACTTTGGATCTGTAGGCAGTTCTGCCGGACTCGCCCATACCATATTGTTTTCTGTTGAATTATAATAAGGAATACCTTTGATATCTGTTGGTTCCCATAATGGAAGTCTTATATCAATAACATCTCTTCCTTCTGCGTCTGCAATTTGTTTTACGATATCTGATTTACCGATACCAGGTGCACCCCACATCATTATTGGTCTCTGTAATTGAATACAATGTGTTAGTGCTGACTTTGCCTCGTTAGGCGTGACAGTTCTATTTTGACTGCCTATACTTGCTTCTCTGTTTTTTGCTTTTGGCATTTTGTACACTCCTGTTAAAATGTTTATAATATGATTATAGCAGAAATATGTTGTACGTCAACCTGGTAAAAACCGCTATTTTACTGGCTTTTTTGCTCGTCTGCCTTGCTCATTGCCCTAGCAAGTCCATATTTTGTAACATCTCCAGCAAACATCATCAATTGTAGGGCCATTTTTTCCATAGTTACTACTATTTTCTTTTTATCCACAAAGTAAGGACAGTCTACAAATTCATCTAACCAAAGGTATGTTTGTGGAGTGAATATTATCTTATCTGGAAATTTTATCTCATAGCATTTGATGTCGAGATCTTGCACCCATTCTAGACCTAATTTGGTAAGCCTTAAACTTCTTGCTTGGTAACTTTCTCGAACATTTTGCCACCATGTAAAATATGCGGTTTTGATGCTTTCTTCATGTATTGGTTGATCTTTGAGCATCAGGAAGGTTCGAGTGTATGCCGTCTTTACGTCCATACACTTAATTATCTAACGTATTTGTCGCCTGATTTTAAAAGATAAACACCAAACTTATCTGTGTTATGTTGGGCATTCAATTTTTTAGCCAAATTCTCTGCGTGTCCAGGATTTGAAAATGACACTTTTTTGTACTTTGGTCCCGGGTAGTTTGCCACCAAACTTGAACTCTTTAGATTAATGGGTTTGCCGTCATAGAATACCGCCCATATTCCTTCGGCCGCCAAGACTTCATCCATCTTGTAGGTAGTTTTATTACTGTGTTGAAGTAACACTGTGGGTTTTGGTCTGCTCATAGTTTTATAGTTGTATTTACCAAAAAACAAATCTGCAGGTTGTATTGATACTTAATTGGAGTTGAAAAAATCTATTCGTTGCTGACTTATGAAACTATTTTTTATCACCGAACTCACCGCCATCCATCTCTATGTTGATTGTTTGTGCCTCTTTGGCAGTTTTGAGTGCTTCGATGATTTCTTCTTGTATTCCCGCCAGTCTGGTCATGACTTGGCTTAAACTGTCAGCAAGTTGATCTGCCTCCTTTGCAGGAATAATAATTTGTTTTTGTCCTTTGAGTCGTAGAGTTCTCACCCTACCTAAAAAATCCTCAATTGGACGTGTTTGTATTTTGGAACTCTTTGACTGCATTGTTTAATACCTGTTGCATTTCTAGTTTAGTTTTCATTGGTCCTTTGTATTCGTATCTCGAAAGTGTGATCATTTTAGGACAATATGCCTTACGCCAACCCTTTTCAAAACAGATTATGTAATAACCTGCACAGAATTGGCTTTTGCTTTTTGGAGTCTTTGTGTAGACCGGCAACTGCTTCTGTACGTCGAACATTGGGTTGTAAGGATGTTGGCTACAAGGAAAACCATGCACCTCAAAATTATCCGTTTGTACTTCGTCTTCTATTTTTGCAACGTTTGATTCTGCAAAAATATCAACCCCAAATTTTGTAATTAGACTTTCGGTGTTTGCGTACACTTGCGTTTCTTTTTCTGCCTTGTTGAGATACACATAACCGTTGTTGTCCTTCTTTTGTAGTGTACCAAGTTTCTGGCCGTTTTGTTCTACTATCCAGAACTTGTCTTTCACTAGTGTCTTTGCCCTTACTGTCATGCTTGTAACCTCGCATTAAATGGCTCTACATATAATTGAGCCTGCTCACTAATCTTATTTAGATCATACTTGGCACAGAACCTCATAAATCTGACTCCGACTTGGTCTATGTTTTTGGTTTCTGCTTTTGCTTGATCTATTGTTTGATCCAATTCTTGCACAATGGCTTCAGGCTGTGCGTGTAAATCAACTAACAATTTGTTTCTTTCATAATCTTCCAGTACTCTGTGCTCTTTACCATCATGATCCACCCACTTGCTCAACATAAGATTGTTCCATGTGTAGCCTTTTTCTTTTCTATCCGCATATGCTTCTTGTAGTCCAATCTTATTTTTTGTGCCTTTTGTCCTTACCCCTGGATATGCCGAAAATATATTATCACTTGGGTCACCTCGCATGGATTTCTCAAAGACAATCCATTCGGTATCAGGTGCTGTCTTTGGTGCTTTTGTTTTCTTATCTACTACCGGATTGCCTTTTTTGTCAAACCATCCTTCGTGTGTGATAGTTTGTTCTGTGACTCCGTTGTACTGTTTCACGTTTGTTGCAACCAATTGATTAAGATCCTTGTCTGTAGAAAGTATA